ATACTCTTCTTTTATTATCTGCAGTATCTTTTGCAGCATTAGCAAGTGCTAAAGCATCGGTTAAATCTTTATCAATCATATGTTTCCAAGAATAAAGACCATTGTTTTGTTGAAACATGTATACATATCCCGTATCTTTATCGTAATATAGGTCGCCTAGGTGTTGAGAATATTCGCTTTCTTCCCACTCACTTGTAGGAAGATTAGAAAAGGAAGGTTCACCACTATAATAATAAGTAGTTACCTTCCCATCTAATTGTTTTTGAAGCTCTTTAATATTGCTAGTCGTTTTATTAACAAATTTGTCCAGTTCTTGATTAATTTTAGTTAAACCAGTTTCGCTTTGCTCCACTGCTTTTTTTATACTTGAAAAGTCATACTTTCTTTCTAAATCTTGGGGTGTTCTTACGCCATTTCTATCTTGCTTCAAATTATCACCTCCTTCTTACCATGAAATATTTCCATAAGAATCTACTTCAAATCCCAATTGTTTTAAGATTTCTACTTCTTCCTCATAAGAAATATCTTTATTATTATTCAAATATTCAATAATTTCATTGTTATACTCATCGTAACTAGGGTATTCTAGTTTAGCTAACATTACTCTTTGTTCAAAATTTAAATCGGTTGAATTTATATAATCAAATACCTTTTGTTTACGACTATTAGCAATAGTTTTACCATTAGAATCTTTGTCTGATTTTATTTCTTCTAAATCTTTACTATATTTTTTGTAAGTAACTATATCACCTGTTATCACTTTAACAACCTGATATTTTTCGGGATTATTATATGCAAAATCTATTTCTTCTTTATTTATATAATATTCACTGACAAAACCACCATCATTTACATATTCGTTAATCTTATTATATTCATTTGACATTTCAATACCTAAAACCTTTTTTCTTGCTTTGTTATATGAATAATTAACTATTTTATTAATAATACTAGCTTTGCCTTCATCACTCATTGTTTCATACGTTTTATTGTCAAGTAAATTTTCAATACTTTCTTCAACTATATTACCAGCGATTCTTTGGAAATCCGATTTTTCTTGAGATGATAAAATTACTTTTTCACCTTTTGAATTTATATATGAAGGTGCTACTCTAGGCATTATGGTTTTATCACCTGTTATTTTATACAATCTATAAATCTCTTCTGCTGATTTACTTATATTTTCAGTATTAACATTTGCCGGATTCAAAAATACATTAAATATATTATTCTTTCCACCATATTTTTGTATATTTCTACCTAATGTATCAACGCTAGGAGCAAGTGTTTGACTGATAAATGGTATTTTAGATATTGTTTTATTTATTGCCGTTTTAATTGGAGCATCTTTTTCATACGTTTGTCTTTGCGTTTCATCAACCATATCAGCTATTTGCTTAACAAATGTTGGTACTGCCCTCGATGGTAATTCATATACTTGCTGTAATAAATTTTCAACAGCTCCTCCATTTCCATTTAATACTTCATTAATACTTTGTAAAAATGATTGTTCCATCAATACAGAAGTTGCTGTATCTAAATTTCCTACAATTGCCTCATACAACTTCGTTTTGTCACTTTTATTAGCAATATTGGTCATTATTGACAACGGAGCCGCTATTGGTTGGGCCCAATCATATGTAAATGACTTGTCCCCGATTTTTATTGAATAAGAACTTATACCAAGTGTATTTTTCAAAAAATTTGCGGTATCCTTATCATCATCGCTTGCTCCCGTTGCTATTCCTGCTTTAGCAAGAGCATAGGCAATTACATATAACATACTACCAACAGTTGCCTTACCTAATGTTTGTACAAACTGATGTTGCTGTTGAGCCGTCATTGTATCAGTTGATATATTGTTTTTTAGTTTGATTCCTTGATTTATTGTCGATATTAGACCAACTGGCGAATAATCAACAATAGCTTTTGTTAAATTAGCTGGCGTTTTAGCAAATGGTATCAATATATCTCCAAGACCATAACCTTTAAAGTTTAATCTATTAAGCATCTTTCTCACGTCTAATACAAATTTCGTGTAGTTGTTATTATCGTTCCAAGTTCTTTGAAGTGATTCAGTTGTTGCTATATCTATCATTTCTTGAGTAATTTCGGTTGCATTATTTAATTTTAGTTGGTTTGATATTGAGTTTTCAAATATCGCTTGGCTAAATATTCTATCTCCTGCATCCATTACATAATTTAACATCGATTCAGTTCTATTAAGTGTTCTACCAATTGCATTTTTTTCGCTAAATGAATTTCCTTCTCCAATTTCAAATCTATTGCCATCCATATTTTTGGTGTTTATTCCCAGTTTATAATCATTAGTTGCTTGATATGCACCATCTTTCATACCTTTAAGCATTGCTTTTATATCGTAAGTTCCTGTTGTTCTAACTCCAGTTTGTTTTTGAATTACTTTATCTGCATAGTTAGAAACAACATCACTAAAGTAATTTACAGGCATAATCAAAGCATTACCCACAACGTTTCTTACTTGTGTTTTAGGATTGAATAACATCGACATTCTCATCCATGCTTTTATCTTGTTCCCAGCATTACTTGGAAGTTTATCTGTCATGAGTTTTTGAATTTTGGCAAGTTCTACTCGTTTTTCGTAACCATCCTCCATGTTTTGAACTTTTTTCATTGTGTTCATAATAAATTCTACATCGCCAGGTGTCAAATCAAAATCCTTCATATTTTTATTGATCCAATCTTGTGATTTGTTTTTAACTATTTGGTTATATGCATCAGTTAATTCACTTTGAGCATATTTAACCATACCCTCTGGGGTTAACCTTGACATAATGTTAAATGCTTGAACAGTTTGTCCTGCTTTAGTACCAATATCTCTCATCTTTTTAGCAATTTCTATCATATTATCATAATCTTTGTTATCAGAGTACTGTTTTAATAGTATCCATCCTTCTGCCACGTCTGTTGCTGTTGCCGATTTACTATCTTGGGTTACCCATCTTATAGTTTCATTAGAACCATTTTGTTGCAATTTTTTTAATGCTTCATCCATGCTTTCTTCGTTTGTTATATTTTTGTAATATTTAACATTTTCTTCATTGGATAGAAGTGTTCTTGCTGTTTCAGGTAACATTTGAGATTTTTCAGTAACGTTTTTGTATAATTTAGATGTTTTATCACCTTTTTCGTACTTTTTATTAGTTAATTGTGGGGTAGTATTAGCATCTTCTAATCTCAAATTTGCTATTTCTACTGGATTCATCACCTTATTATTTTTGAAAGGAGCTATTTCATTAGTGATATCTTCATTTTTGACTTTTTGACTCATTTCTAGCTGTTTAGATAAATTATTTACTTGTTTAGTCAAATTACTTATGTCTTCTTTAGTTGGTAACATTTTCAATTTAATATCTTCACCATAAGTTAAGTTAGAATTTCTAGGAGCTATTTCATTTTGATTAGATAAAGTTCTACCTTTATTATCAGTATCACTAATAGAATATTTAGTATCATTAACTAAATAATTACTAACATCTAATGTCTTCTTACCCTTTAGCGGTATTTTCACATCGGCATTATCACTAAATATGTCATCTAACATTAACTTTTCGGCCGGTATCTTAAACTCTAATTTAGTTTGACCTCTACCTTCACTTTGGGTAGCATTTTTCGATGTACTAAAATAAACATAATCCTCGTTAGCAATCATTTTTCCACTTTGTCTTATTTTATCAGCATTTTCATCAGAAGTTTGATGATACACAGTTACATAACCATTATCATCTACTTCTGCACCAACACTTTTTACTTCATCAATAAAATCTTGTGCATCTAGCAAAGCATCTCCAGACACTCTTTGGTCCAAAGAAAAAGAACTATTATCTAGCTCTTTTTGTTTTTTTCTATTTCCTCTAAATATTCTTTCGGCATCGGATCCCTCCAATATCTCGTTCGACTTCTTATTAATAAAATCACCATTAATATCAACAATGGAATCAGTATCAATATTATTGTCATAAACACTCTTCTCCTTACCAAACTTATTATATAATAATTCTGGTATACTGTCCATCCTAGAATGAACTGCCTCGGGAATTTTGTTATTTCGCTGTTCATAACTCATTTCTAATCTCTTTTCAGTTTCACGTGATTCGATTTCACCCTTACTTCTTTTATATGCCTCTTCACCTAATAAACCGGTTGATCCATTTTTAAATCCTTCATATTGTTGTATTTTGTGTTGCACTTCATGCATTAAAACTTGCTTAATCGCCTTGTCAGGATTTTTCGTATCTAGCAATTTATTATTAAGTTCTATATTCTTTTTCTTGGCATCATATTGACCTCCAACCATATATCCATTATAATTTTTTAAATCAGCAAAAGAAACTTTTGTGTTTTTAAGGTTTTCATATGCTATAAACAAATCTTTGTGATTTAAAATATCTGACAATAGATATTCGTGATTTTTTTTTACATTATTTATCGTGACACCATCTAAAATTGAATCTGATATTTCAAATTTCCACTTTCCATATTGTTTAAACCATCCAGTTGCTTTAAATATTTCATCATTGCTTTTACCACTTTTTGCCATCGATTTGGCCTTTTCAAGATTTGTTAACAAAAATTGATTTTTTGAATTAATATTTGTAGCATTTAAAGCACCTTTTTCTCCAATCATAGAATATTGAATACCATCGTTAACTTGTACATTACTTTGTCTATATGCCTCTTCAAATTTATATTTAACCTGTTCTAGTTGTCTTTTTTCTTTAGATCCTGCTGTAGCTAAATTATAAACGTGTTTGATATAGTCATATACTTGCTTAAATATAGTGGGGCTTTCAACAGATAAATTTCGAACAAAATCAGTATCAGTAAATAGATAATCTCCTACTAAATCTGCAGTTACCTCTGTTTCTATATTAGCATTTACGCCTCTATATAAATTGCTTAATTCTTTATATCTTGTGTTGTATTCACCTTTTGTTTTAGCATAGTTTTTAATATACTCTTGAAAATTCGTGTATTCTTTAGTTCCCTCTAACAAATGAGTTGTTTCATGACCTACAATAGTATTAATTGCTTTATCGCTATCCAAATTAACAAGGACTTTTTGCTTTCCATCTTGCATAGTGCGAACTAATCCGTTAACATTCTTACCTTCTATATCATATCCTAGTTGTTTTAACTGCTCATTATTGATAACACCATAACTAACACCTCTATCTTCTGCTATTTTAGATATAGTTTCAAAAGTTTCATGAGATTTATTAGTGTTATTAGCAATTTTTTTAAAATCTTCTGCTAGGTTTTTTTTAATCTCACTATCTGTTTTCTTTGCCTCGTATGTAAATTTTTCACTTTTTCTTGCCAATTCTGCATAACTTTCTTGTAAATAAATATCTTGTCGCAATTTGTTTTTTAAATCATTAGCTCTATCAATTCGTAATTGGTTAAGTTTTTCTTCTATTTGAGTTTTTTCTTGTTCATTGGCGATATTTCTCAGTCTTTGCTCTAGCTCTTTAATTTGAACCGTTTTTTCTTGTGTGAGCGTGTTTTCTATTGTATCTATATCAATATAACCTTTTTGTAAATCCTCTTTAACTCTATTTTCTATTGTTTTTATTTCACTGTTCTTTAATTTCAAAGTAGTAAAATCTATTTCACCATTATCTAATTTTTCTTGCACTTGATTCTTAATACCTGCCTTTTCAGCATCTGTTAAAGTTCCAAATGTTTTTTCTTGTTCTTTAATAATTTTATTTACTTCACTATCCACTGCCGCTTTCTTTTGAGCTTCCACAGTTCTTTTATTTACTTCATCGTTCATTACAGATTGTTCATTAGCCGTTAATCCTGTTTCTGCGTTTCTTCCAGTTCTTTTTTCGTACCTATATGCATCCGTATTACTTTGAAATCCCATAATTCCAGAAGTTAAAGCCCCCAATGAACCAGCATATAGATTTTCCTTGTTGAAAAGTTGAGATCCCAATTGTTTTAAACCTTTGTCAACATCATCTTTCATAGTATTCCAAAAATCTGCTCCATTGTCTTGTTGTAATACTGTATTTTTAATTATGGGTTCCAAAAACTCTTGTAAATACTCTTCTGTAAATTCACCGGCAGCATCATTTACAGTTCTGAAAACAAAATTCTTAAATGCTGAATTGGTAACAACTTGATTCATTATATTATCGGTTAATGTTTTACCATAAACATTTTTACCGCCAATATTGTATGATGGTAATATTTTATTTAACATCATTTCTAAGCTACCTGATATTATTCCATATGCTGTTGCTTGTTTTTCCGTTGCGCCTTCTTGTCTAGCTTGATTGTATGCACCTCCACCATAGTTGGCAAATCCCATTGCTAAAGCTCCTGTAGAATTTCCCACCATCATCTGAGGCAACATTCTTGTTACACTGCCTAGAATATCAAGTCCTACTCCACCCGCTCCAGTTGTTTCTTGTCTTGCCTTTTGTGCTAACATTTCTTCATACGTTAATGTTGTTTCTTCATCTGTAGGCGTTTGTCCTAATATTTTTTTTACTGTACTTTCAATACCTTTTCTTGATGTAACAGCATTTCCTAAAATGGTATCTGAAACTTTATCTACTGAACCAGAAAATCCTTTATATGTTTTATTATCTAACGAAACAGTTTCTATTGCTTTTATTGTATCATTATATTCTTTCAATAAAGAATCGTACTTATCATCTTTAGCATATTTGTTTTTTCTATCTGAATCTACAAACAATTTCTTGGCTACATTTCCAATGTTAGAAATAATATTTTTATCTTTATCCCACCAATAATCATCATTTTTCTTACGTTCATAATTAACTAGTTGTGATTGAAGGGATTTTCGTTTTTCCTGTAATGCATTTAAATCAGTTGAAACATTATTGCTAACGTTATTAGTATTTGAATTGGTCCTAATCGGAGCAATATCTCCGTAATCTATACCACCAGTGGTTGATATTTCGTCTCTTAAAATATTTATTTTTCCTATTGATTTATTTATATTTGAAACATCACTTCTTTCTATTTCCAATTCTTTTCTTTTCCTTTTAATTCTATCAATAGATGACATTTAATCACCTCCTATCCAAGGCCTAAAAATTTTAACGCTTTTGTTATTTGAGCATCACTGAAATCGGATCTTGCTAACATATCTTCTGCTATTTTTTGTTTTTGAATTTTAGGCATTGCTGCACTAGTCATTAATCTAATGTTTCGTAATGTGTTATCATATGTTTTTTGATCTACACCTGATTTAGATTTAGTAGAGTTTGATACTTTAGAACTGCTTGTAGGTTTTACAGAAGAACCACCCGTTTTAACTATTGCTTTATTAGAACTTTTTGTAACTCCTGCACTGTCACCAGAACCACCATCAATTTTTTGTTTTGCTAAATTATATTCTGCTTGCCATTGTGCTTGTGATTGATTGTGTTGTCTAATTTCTTCTTGTAATTGTCTATTTTTCAATGCTAAATCTTCATTATATTGTCTTACTTGTTCTGCCATGGCATTCTCTGTATTCATTTGTTTTAATACATCTTGATAACGATTATAATATTCAGAATCAATACTACGATTTTGTGATATTTTATCCAATACTAATTGATTTTTATACTGAAACCCTTGCAAACTTAATTCCAATTGAGTTTGTAATGTTTTATAAGCAATTTCAGCTAATTTACTATTGTTTTGTAATTGAGCATCTTTAATTGCATTGTCATAATTTAATACTGCTTTGTTATAACTTTCTCTCGCTGTTGCTACTCTGTTTTGATATGTGTTATACATACTTACTTGTGATGATTCACTATAACCTGTGTTATTTAATCCTTGTGCTGCTTGTTGTTCTGCATTTGCTCCATATTGATTAGATTGCTTTTGCCAATCTACATAAGCTCCTGCTTGTTCTTTTGTATAATCTTTTTGAGCTTGGTCTTTTTGTTGATTTACTTGTTCTATAGCAAAATCAGTATTAGCTTGTTGTATTTCTTGTTGCTTATTTGCCCAATCTTTAGCAGCGTTTATTTGGTCTTGATAATATTTATCAGATTGGTTAATCATATTATCGTATGTGTTTCCGTTTTCTGCTAAAGCAGTTTGTTTATCTAATTCTACTTGTTTAAATTTAGGATCTTCATAATTTATATCGTAATTCATTTTAACCTCCTATCTTTTCACGTATGAACCTACATACGCTTCTAGAGTACTTGAATAAAGTCCAAATGGTTTATTCGAGCTAAATTTTACTTGTATTGACTTCCACTTTTTCTTTTTAATTCTTGATACTACATATCCTTTAACATTTGTATATGTATTAATATCTGTAAAATCATTATTATCTGTTTTAACCGATACTTTAACTTCTGCTCCTGTCATATCAATAACGCATCCTCTTTTGTTAGTTGTTTTTTGATATTGAGGATACTTAAATTCATCTTCAGGTGTTGTCCAATAAGAATTTACTCCTCTTGTGTCTAAAGTATTAGTTAATTTATAAATACCTTCTGATGTTCCTAAATAAAGAACACCATCTTTAACTTGAGTACAAGTTATATTTTTAGATAGTTCCCAATAGAACCATTCATATTCATTGTGATTTTCATTAGTAAACATTGCTCTTGAATCAGCCAAATATATTTTGTTATCTATAATTACTAATAAATAACCTTCCCACTCTTCTAATATCATATCTTTATAGTTAGATTCATTTAATAGCTTATTATCTATCAATGAACTTCTATGTGCTACTACTTGTTCTGTTGTAACGTCTCCATTAATAGCTTCCATACCTCTTTCGCTAAAGAAAGCTATATCATCATTAAAGTTGATTCCTGTTGCTACACAACCTGTTGAAATACTTGAATGTGTACTAGGATATATTTTCCCATACTCACCATCTATTACAGGATTATGATAGAATACTGTTGTATTAGCTTGTGATGGTTCTTTAAATACCCACAAAGCATTATTACCAGCTACCATACTTTTTACAGGAGATAAATCTAATCCTTCATTGTAATAGTCTAAATCACTACAATAACTTGGATTATTTAAACTGGAGTGCCATATGGTATTTGGATAGTCTTGATTTCCACTAAAAAACACTCTGTTGTCAAATACTTGTAATAGAGTGCATTTGTTAATTCTATCTGCATATCCCGTTACTGTCTTTTTATATGTTATTTCTACATTATCTCTTCCATCGGTTAAAGGTGGACTTGGAGCAACCGTAAAAGAAATTTTACCTATTTTCGGTGCATAATCAAAATCAGTTCCATAAACCATTGCATTGCCATCAACTTTAACTATAGGACATTCTCCATCTATATTTTGTGCATCTAAAAAATAATCTTTGCTTTCTCCATCACCCAAGAAAGTATTTTTGCGATATGCACTTAACATATTCACATCCTCATATGTTGTACCACCTCCACTAGGTTTTCTCCCTATCGAGGTTGTTGGGATGTATCCTATTACTTGACTGCATTTTGAACCATCATATCTTAAATAATTAATACCATCTTTGATATAGAATATATTGTTATATATGAAAGCACTACTTCTTGCAGGTTTCATACCATTAAATATTTCAGTCTTAACATTATCTAATACTTTGTATAATTTTGTTCCACAATGTACTAACATCATCTCATTATTGCCCACTTTATAAAAAAACAACCCATAAACAGTGTTGTCATACGTTGCAACTAATTCCATGTCTGGGCGTGTTTCTATGCATTTTCCCAAGTTGTTTTTATAATCTTTCCACATATTTATTGAATTGGGACTGCGAACTAACGAAACTTCTTTATTACTAAAGTCTACACCTCTAAAATTTGCATAATTACGTGTAATTAAACTTCCACTTACCATTCGATACCACCTTCAATATATATAGAACCCATATTATATCTTGGGTCTAATCTTTGTAGCATAGTTTCATATCTTTGTGAGTAAATTGCACCATAGTTACTTGACACATCGCTTTTTAATAAATCTGCTGCTACTCCATAAGGCATAACTTCTAAAGCGTCATCACTTAATTCAAAAGTGTATTCATTATCTTTTGTTTCATCTGTTATTGCAATTGGATACTTAAAGTATTCTACTTTCATTGTTCCATCTTCTAAGCATTTAACAATAGTTCCGTTCGCTTTTAATTCGTATTCAATACCTCTTATAACATCTAATTGATATATTTCATTACTATCAGTACCTTTTATATCATTAAAGTTGTATGTGTCTTTTGTGTTTGTATCAACTTCTATTTCTTTATAAGCGGGTATTTTCTTCATACGAGCCAGTTCATTTTGTACTTGATTAATTACTGAGTTTAATTTTGCTTCTATATCAGGATCATCTGTCAACTTTGTTGTATCAGCACTTATTTCTTCGATTAATTGTAATACTTTCTTTTTCATTTCAAGCAGTGTCATACTTACACCTCCTATTTAAGTATTTTATATTGTTCTATTGCTTCATCAACCTTACACATTCTATATTCAGGTAGTGTATAACCTGTCCCTTCCACATACACAAGTAGCTGGTCTTTTTCTATTTCAACCTCTAAATGAGAAGTTTCTTTTACTTTCTTATCTTTAGTAGTTGTGTATTCTCTTTCAATGTTAGTAACAAGATAATTATTTTTGATTTCTTGCCTTACCTTAAAATCATATCCTTCATCTATATCGTGATCTTCACATAAGAATATATCTTCTCCATCATAAATAAAACCCCCATAAAAACCTACATTAGGCACTATTACATACTTATCTAGTTTTTCAATTTTTTTCATCTTATCCTCCTATTCATTGTCACAGGAGTTGCACCTGCCATACTCTTACAATGATAAAAAAGAGAGCATATAGCCCTCTTAAGTTACATTACTACTACAGCTTTTACAGTTGTTGCTTCAGGAATTAATAATACTGTTCCATCGTTATTCGCATATTTAGCTGATTCTAAGCGAATTACAGCAGTATCACCAGCAGCAAGACTTAATGTTAAGTCAGAACTTGCAGCGGCATAGCTTCCTTTAGTAGGAGCTTTTACTGTGATTGTTTTAGCAGCAGTATCGCTATTTGTTACTAGAATAACAGTTAGTTCGTCTGTGCTTTTTAATTTTAATTCAAATCCATCATTAGCAGCAGTAGCAGTTTCATATGCTACTTTAGTAATAGCATTATATCCAGCTTTAACTGGAGTCATTGTTTTCTTAGCCATTAATCATCAGTCCTTTCTCTTAGTGTACTTTAATTACATATAATTCTTTTGGTCTAACAACTTTACCACCATATACATGTAATCCTTTGATAATATCAGCAAAACCTTTCTCTTTGCGGCAAGTTTCTACTTTATCAATTTGTCCTGCAAAAGCGATAGCTTTCTTAGTTCTAACCATTTCGTAGTCATCAGTACCATCATTATATAGGTTATTACTCATTCTTAAATATGTATTAGCATATTTACCTAAAGCACCACGTTTAACAAATTCAACGTTTTCAGTAAATAGATTAGCTAATTCAGTTCTTAATCCCACGATATGTTCAGGATTAAGGTCAGCAGCCAATTCAGTTTTTTGTGATACATTATTTTTGTATAACTTTGTATGAGCAGTATTGATAGTAGTTAACATACTTGTTTCTGCACTAATATCAATTGAAGTACTCATCATATCACTATTAGCATCCTTAGCAAGTTTTCCAACAAATGCATCAGCACTTTCAGCAAGAGCAGCTTTAGCTTCATCAAATTGAGTTTCTAAGTATCCTTTAATTGATTGTGCTTTATCTACATCATCTACCTCAAATGCAAAAGCATCACTTTCAGTAATATCTAAGTATTGAGAATTATCTCCTAAACTTTCGATATTTAAATCTTGACCTGGAATATATTTTTGTACTGTAGGTCTAACAGCACCAACTATTTTTAATCTGTTGCCTAATTTTAGTTCACCCTCGTATTTATAATCACACCAGTTTGCTAAAATTAAGTCTTTTCTTAGTTCGGTTTGGCAGTATTTACTCCAAAACATTGGCTTAAAATTTGCAGCCATTAATCATCAGTCCTTTCTTTTTACCATTTTGACATTGATTCACGTACTCTTTTGAAAATAATAGGATCATCTAAATCTTTTTCGGTTAACTTATCCACATCTTCTGGACTATAGTAAGTTTTTTCTTCTTGAGTATTACCATTTTTCATACTTCCCATTTTCTCATGAGTAGTTTTATCTAATGTTTTTGTGTATAGTTCGTACACTTTTTTTATAGGTGTATTAGAATTGAATTGACTTGCAAAGTTTTTAAATTCTTTGCCATTATATACTTCTTCTTTTACTCCTATACTTGCTAATTCCTTATTACGTTCTGCATTTTGTCTATACTCTGCTAAACGTTTGAATGTAGCTTTTTCTCTAGGTGTCATATTATTAACACCAATTTCAGCTAAGCGATCCACTTCTTCTATCACTTCATCAAATCCTGATGAAATAATATCATCTGCTTCTGCTTTAGCAAGAACTTCCATATCTCTTTCGTTATATGTAGGTTCACTAGATATTTGAATACCTTTCTTGGCATAGAAATCACTTAATTGATTAGTTGCTTCTTCAATAGAATTAACTCCTAATCCTGATTTAAGTACACTTTCTACTCTTCCATATTTAGAATCATATTCTTTACGTATTTTTGCTTCTCTACGAGCTATTTTTTTTGCTAATACTTCATCTAATTTCTTATTGAAATCTTCTTCTGTATATAGCTTTTCAGGTTCTTTAACTTCCTCAACTGTTTTTTCAATCGTTGGTTCAATTTCTAAACCTTCTGTTTCTTCTGTAGTTTCTTCTACATTTTCAGTATTTTCCAATACTAGGTTTTCTTTTTCTTCAAACATAATTTTCCTCCTATTTTTGTTGTGGTTTGCTTCCACTTATTCCATATGAGTTTTTGATAAGGTCTGCAATGCTTAGACCATAAAAAAGCACCTATTTAACAGGTACTTCTTCTTCCTTATTCAGTTGATTTGTCGCATCAATCATTTGACTTGCTTGACTATCTGGATCACCCATTAAAAACTGCATAGCATTTTCTTGCATAATTTGAGCTTGAGCGTTCATTTGAGCAATCTTTTGTTGTTCCATCTCTGCCCTTGTAATAACCTCTAATATGCGTTGTTTAGGCATGTTTGCATCATCATCTAAACAATCTAAATACAACTTTAATTCAGGCAATCTTTGTACACTAAAAAAGCCATTCGTTAGCAAATTTTCTATACTCATTTCTTGAGCGTATTTATCAAATGCGCCTTTTGGAGTTATATCAACTTTAACTACTGCTTGTAGTTCTTCTAACGATACTTTAGGTATTTTTACTATTTGAGATATCTTTTCGCCAGTTTGTGGGTCTTCTGTCTCATCTTCTAATTCTATACTATCATTATAAACAGTAATCATATCTAACCAAATTCTAGCTAAGTCTTCGCAAAATGCTTTAGTATATTGTAAATGTTCAGTTAATGGCTGTTGAGCGGCTTGTTGCACTGCTAAAATTGCTCTACCGCTTGCACTTTCAGGATTAATTTGCCCTGTTGCAATTTCACCTGCTCCAGCAAGTTCTCTGGTACTTTGAATTAATTCTTCTTGTAATGCTTTAACATCAGGCGACATTTGAGCAGGATTTACATAAGCAAATATTTTCGAAACATCATCTACTGATACTCCACCATTTGTTTTTATTGTTCCTCCTACTTCATCTAAAGCACTTGGATTAACTATTTTGGCCATGTTAGCAATCTTTTGTGGGAACGCTGTGTTTTTTACAGTTAATGCCCTACGCATAGCTGTTTTGTTTGTTTCTAATTGGTTTGGTATTAAGTATCTTACTTCACCCTCACCACGAGCAGAACCTTTCTTTTCTTCCCATAGCAAATGCGCGACTGGATAATATGTTAATCCTGTATCAGTTTCTTTTTTTATATCTACATACCTTGTACCTTGAGCAAAATAAACTTTGCCATCTTTCTTGTACATTTTAGTAACAAGAGTACACATATTGTCTTTTTCATACTTAGCTGCCTCACCGGCTTCTTCTATGTTTTCTAAATCACCCATTATATAATTTATCTTTTCGGAACTAACACCATTGTTTTCAGCAATTTCTTTGACTTCTGATACAGGTTTTCTTTGTTTTATTAATATGTATGGTTGGTTTTGCATATCGGAATCGTTTTCATTGCCAAAATATATGTCGTTTTTATTTATTACTTCATTTATTGGTTGCTGCTTTTCATCATCGTATCTTACATACATAACACCTTCGTCATTAATAGCAGCATCTTTAACTATTAATCTTAATTTAAGATCCATGTAATCATGTTCCCATATGCGTGCAGCTTTTTTGTTAAGTAATTTACATATCTTTTCTCCTGATTTTCTAAACTCCTGATTTTCAAAATTTTCACTAGAATAGTTAATAGCATACAAATTAGTTAATACAATACCTGTTTTATATTTAACTATAGGTTTAATGAAGTTATATTGCACTTTTTCAATACCTTTAACCTTTAAGCCATACCATTGGTCCCCATTATACATACGATAATTTACATCTGTATCTCCATACATACCAATTAATCTGCAATAATTTATTGCCTGGTCATAAAAAGTCCATATATCGGTTTCTTTAATTTCTTCTAAGTCCATATAATCACCTTCCTTTTAGTCAATATCTTTTTGTCCTAAATTTGTTCCGTCATAATTATTTATATTGTCTAACATAGTATTAAAACGTTCTTTTTCTTCCTTATTTTCTTTTGCTTCTTTGTATTCTTCAATGACTTTTACTGGATTCATATTAGGTAATTTAATAGGTTCATTATTTACTACTTTTTGCCCTACTTTAGCACCAACAAAAAAACATACTATGTTTAGTATGCTAATGACTACTATTAATGTTATTGGTTCCATACTATTCACCTGCTACTACTGGTTCTGCTTCATGGCTTTCTTCAACAATTTCAGTAACAATTTCTTCTACTGTTTTATCATTTTCACTTGCTTCTTCTACAATTGCGTTAGCAACGGATTGTACTTCTTCTTCTGTAATTTCAGGTATCTCTACTTCTTCTACTGGTGTATCTATAATTTCGCCATCTATAACAGGTTTAACGTGAACATTGCCATCTTCTTCTGTCACTGCAAATTCTACTTTCTTAGTAGATTTCTTACTTGTACCTTTCTTAGTAGATTTCTTGTCATAGAAGTGTTTAGCTTCTTCTAATGTCTTAACACCTAATACATCTACTCCTTCTTGTTCTTGTCTAATTTTCCATAATCTTAATAGTCTTTCTTCTTTTTCTTTCATATTTTCCTCCTTTAAACTACTGTTATTTTATCGCCTACATCTCCAATTGGTTCACGTTCTTTCTCAAAGCTAAATTGATATGTAGGATCTATTCTTATTTCCTCTTTATCAAATACAACTTGTTCTCTTATATGATGTGCTATTGCTAGTCCCATCATTTGGTCGTCGTGTCCACCTTCTGGAGCTTCTATTCTACCTTTCTCATTCCTGACAATGGTTAATAGTTCTTCTAATGTATCTTTATCATTGATACTATTTACTTCTTCTCTTACTATTTGAATTAACCTAGATATTATTGTTGGTCTTGTAAGCGAAGTTGTTTTAAATCCAAATCTCTTTTCGGTCTTACCTGTATAGGTGTCTTGTGCTAATCTTACATATTGATTGTTGTATCCTAGTCTTTGTAGTTCCATAATAGGGAAACTATCAAAATTTGCTTCAATACCTATCAAAGCATATTTATAATACATTCCTAAACAATACATTTGTTTAACGTATTGGTCAGGATCAAATTGTTGCTTTAATACTGCCACTTGTTCTCCTGTCCTTGCATCTAATACATGACCCGTGAAATAATCACTACCTTCGCCGGCTGTATCTCCACCAATACAATACTTAGTCATTCTAGGTACGTTTGGTACTTGATATATGTTTATGTATCCATTTTTATCATTTACCCATCTTATGTGAGTAATCTTTAACCCATCATAATCATATATAAAATAACCTGTTTTAATTGGTTTAGGAGCATTTTCTAATCTATTTAACAATATTTCAGTATCAAATACTGTTTGACCTGATAATAAAAATGCCTCTTTTGGAGTGCATGGATATTCTTGCTTGATTAAATCTTTGTCAATATATCCTTCATATTTCTTGAAGTACCAATATAATTGATTATCGTTTAATTTCTTTTCTTCTTTTAACCACTTTAACCTCTTATATATCCAGGTCTCGTGAGTGTTTATCTTATTTATAAATTCTTTATGCATATCTTCACTTTCGAAATTTATTACATACTCTTTTGTTTTCCACCACTCAAAAAAACAATTTATATGCACCCCACTGTCCCACATCTTCTGATAATCGTTATAACCATTTGCAGTAGATTCATATATCTTTATACAATTCTTAGTAAATGCTTCTCCTAGTGCTGCTTGAATAGGTGCTATACCATCTTTCCAGAAAGCACACTCTGATCCATGAAAAAAATTTACAGTCCTTGAACGTCCCACATCTTTTGTGGCTGTATCTACTGCCCAACTACTATTAATCTTTTCAAATAGTAATTGTTTTTTATTATTAAACTTCTCTGTAGGTTTTAACACTTCGGGAAGTTGTGAGTATGGATATTTAGCTTTGTTTTGAAATATCGCTTCCGAGTTATCACTTTTATCGGCTAAAGTAAATCCCTGAAAGTTTCTATTTAATATACTTCTCGCTAATTGATATGCCGTTACAACTGTTGTAAAGCCCTGTTGTCGACCTTTTAATATTAATATAGATATATCTGTTATTAAACCTCTGTCAAAGTCTTCTATCGCCTTATTTAATATGCTTACAAATTCCTTTTGAACATCATTTAATATAAATGGTCTTGTTTTTTGGTCTTTATCAACTACTATAAAAACTAATTCAATTAATTTCTCTGGATATTTCTTAACTTCATTTAGAAGTTCACTATTATTTATTATTTCATCAGCTATTGCAACTCTAAGCTGTTTGTCATATTCAATATCATGTGTTTCATTCCATTTTTCTATTCTCTTTTGTATCAAATAGTCTGCTGTATATTTCATAATAAATCTTCCAATTTCTTTTTAACTTCTATTGTTCCATCTAAAATAGTTTTATATTCACCACTCATTTTATTAAGAGTATCTAAGGCCTTTAATTTGGTATCTATTTTAGTAGGGCATTTTATTGTATTGACTTTATCTTCTTTAATATCAGTCATTACTGGTACATCTTCTAATATATCTCCATTAATAACATCAGTAAGCCATTTCATACGTTCTTTTGCACTCATTATAGATTTATCTTCTAATTGGTTTATAAGTTCTTTATACCTTACCTGCACCTTACTAGAATTAAACAACTCGCAAGCTCTTACATCTATAACTTCATCTTTATATTTAGCTTTGTAAGCATCTTTATATGCTTCTCTTTGACTCATGCCCTGTATTATGTTTTGTATGAACTTTTCTTGTTTAGGTGTTAAATTCATAATTTCACCTCCATATTTTTAAGTGCTTAGTTTCATCAACCAACTTATCTTCGCAATATCTATCTCTATTCATTGTATTTAATACTATCTTCATTTATCTTTTCTCGTTAGCAATAATAAAAGAAGCTATTGACCATGCTACTACTAATATAAAAATAATTACTTTCATTAATATCACTACTCCTTGTAAGGCACTGTATTTTTCACCATTTAAAATGACACAAAACTAAAACTTTTTATATATTAAAAAGACAACCTGCTTAGATTGTCTTCTTATATCTAGAAAGGAAGCAACGCAATTAAAATCAAACGTTACAGTGTTCATGCCTATTATAAGCACTATACTAATGACATACAGGTTTCTAAATTAAACATCACGCTCAGTTTAATTCGTTGCGTTAGGCCAAGTGTTTCAATTAACCTCTAACTCGGCGTTATTGTTTATATATCATTAGTATACTACCCATAAGGATAGTAAAATTTATGGCAAAAACAAGTGCTTCAATAGCACTGTACCAACGATATATACTATTCACAGTTGGACTATGGACTTCAATCTATATCATCAGTACACTACTATTAAAGTAGTGCTTTTAAAAATTTTATAAAGGTGAGTTAATGAGATTTCTATATAGTTATCTCATTATACATATAATAACATTTAAAAACGGACATTTCCGGACATCATGCATTTTCTTTGTAAATTCTTCTTGCTTGTCTCTCGGAATATGATGTTATTCTTGATATTTTCTCCCAACTATATTTTTCTTCTTCTCTTAAATATGTTATAAATGCTTTTGAATCAGCATTACATATGTTCTTTATTTTTTTGTTTAATCGTTTTTCGTATACTAATAGCGAATCTACTAATTCAGTAATTTTACTATCATATTTTTCAGACTTAATCACATAGTGCGTAAATTTATCAAAAACAAACTTCCCATTTACACGTTCGTTTTCATAACTTGTCCCTTGTGGCTGTGTTTTTGTAAATTCTATTTGTTTTAATTTCAAATATAATTCTAAATCATCTTCTATTTCTTTGATTTTATATTTTAATTCTTTAATAGTAATTAGTTCTTTATCTTCCACTTTTTTATCCTCCTAGTAAGTAAATTAGTTTATTTACTTTTGATATCATGATATCACTTTTATTTGTGAACATCTTTTCATTTCTGCTACTCTTTTCACCGCTTTGCTTCTTGTTAATGATTGCATCTTCTTATATTCTTTTATCATATTTTTAAAATCTTTTATTTCACTATGTGAAAAACTTTCGTTTATTTTCTCAGTTGTACTTATTCCATTTTCACACATTTCAGTTATAAAGAAGTTTATCATTTCTAAAACTATTTTATCTTTTGGTCTCAACTAAATCCCTCCTAACCATTTTTAAGTTTTAATAACTCCCACTTTTGTAAGAATTTATCTTGTTCTTTAGTTGTTATTTCATTGTTCTTTGTTCTTTTTTGAACTACTCTATTATCTCTGACTTCTACTGTAACTAATGATTTATTTAAATCTGATAGTTTTCTCATAAAGTATATATAACACTCACCTTCAACTATTCTTTCGGCATAAGTTCTTACACAATTATTTTGTTGTTTTGATTCTTCTACTAAGTCTTCATATGATTTCGCTGGAAATATTACATATTTATTATCTTGATATTCACTTGATTTTATGTTTTTAGCGATTTTAAATATTTTCTTAGATATTATTTTATTTTTACTTATGTTATATTGTTCTAATATTTTATCATGTGCCTCTTTTATATTTTTTGGATATGCGATTTGCTTATCTTTCAAATTCATACCTAAAGTTTTAGCCATTTTCAAATAATCATAATATTCATTTGTATTATTTGCATTTAAGTTTTTTATTTTAATTGCTTTTTGTAAATCAATGTATTTAGATAAGTCTTTATAATTGTATAATTTAACTATTTTCTTTATATCTTCTATATTTCTATCCTTTATCACTGATAAGATCTCTAATTCATCTAATGTTAAATTATTTTCTACAATAAACGGGAAATAATCTTTTGATAGTCCATAAAACCTGTCCCGAAATGTCCTCTTTTTTTGAAATGTTTTAGGGTTTAATGCTAGATTATACATTTTCATCTTTGTTAGTAACTCTACACTCGGATTATAACATTTTAGCAAATAAATCAAATCACAATACTCAACATGTTCTAATAATGTCCATATTTGACTATATTTGTATTTTTCTATGGTTCCAATTATATTCTTGATGTTATATGGATAATATATAAACTCATCCATATAATGTAGTGGATTATAATACGATGGATACCTCCATTTATAATCAAAAGTTGTATTATTCTTTCTTATCCATGTCCCAGATGGAGTACTTACACAATTTTCATTCACAATGCTTTCTATCTTCATAAATGCATCATCATAAATTGTTCTTCCAAATTCGCATATTTCACTATTCAAATTACCATTGTTATATTCAGTTGTTAATTGAAATACTCTCTCAATATAATAATTTTTATATTTATCAAATATACATAAGTAATCTTTAAATGAATATGTCTTAATTCTTGCCGATTTAACTAATAATTCTCTTTTGCAACAATTACACTTACAATACGAATTAATGCTATAATCGGCTTTAAATGTGGTTTTACAATGTGTACAATAACAGTCATTCTTTGATTTTAAAATTAAATTGTGATTTTTACTTTTTTCTTTTACAAATTCTTGCCATTTTTCGGGTATTGTAAGATTTTCATCTAATTCTTTAAATAATTTTCTATCTTTTACTTTAATATACATATTACATATCAAACAAAGTTAATTGTCCTTCTGATACCCACTCTCCTTTTTTGCCCGGTTTTTGTTTATTTAGTCCACTCATAACCGGACTATTAGTATCATTTTCTTCTTTCTCTGTTTTTTTATTATCTAAGTTCAAATTAGAATTAGATTCATCCCAATAATGAATTGCCCACCCAAATACCATCTCATCAGTTGCATATGCAACACTACCACCACTTATAGATACTTTTTTTAGTTTTTCATTTGCTTCTCTCATTATGAATTTTATCATTTGAGATAAACTCTTTTCTTCATTTAAGTATTTATCGTTCATATCTGTTCTTGATAATAAATAATCAACAATTGATTTTAATTGTTCATCTTTTATATCAGATGATAATATTTTTATTCTTTCTATTCCTTTCATTTAATCATCCTCATTTTCATTATTCTTCCACCTTAAAAGCCATTTGTTCCATTTGCTCGTGTGTGATGACTGATTTTATTGCTATGCTTTTTATTGGTAAATAATAATTGTTATCATAAATTAATCCTGTATTTCTAACCATTAATTCATTATCTATTAATAAAACTTCTAATTTTCTATTTGTGTCATCAACTAAAATATCCCCAATTTCCAAAATTTTAATTATTTTATAATCGGCTTTAATCACATTTTCTTTTGTATATTCTCCTTGATAGATACTGCCATCATTTTCAGTTAATATAGTGGTTTCAAATACATTTGCAATTCTATTTATAATAACTATATTTTCAGCATCATTTTGCAACCTTACATACATTCCAACTTCTAATTTCATTATTTGCCCCCTAATTTTTTCATATAATCTTGGTCAGTCATAATCACTTGTGCATTAACTTCTAATAATTCATGACTTTCTTCTGTTATTCCAAAGGTATTTGGTTTCCACATATATTTATCTACAAATAATTTCATAATTTCTTCTTTGTTATCACCTATTTTTATAAAACCTTGTAATTGTCCTAGCCAATAACTAGCAATTAAATAAAAAGTCTTGTTTAAATCATTTCTTGTCATTTATATCTCCTATTATACTTTTGTATTTTTGTAAAATTTCTTCTATTATAAGTGATTTCACTTGTTTCATATATATATCCATATCATCAACGGTTTCTAATATATCTTTTTCTAATGTTTTTATTTCATCTTCTAAGTATTTTATAAAGTCTTTTTGTTGATTAATTAATTTTGTATTTTCTTCATATAATAATTCACTAGTTAAAGTACCAACTTTTTCATATTTATTTTCAAGGTGCTTCTTTAATTCTTGATTTTCTTTTAATAATTTTTCTAATTTATCACAATTGCTAGGACATAAAATATCTCTTTCAGTCATTTCTTGTATAGTTAAACTTGCTTCGTGTAGTTGGCTTTTTAATTGTTCTTTTTCAAACATAGTAGTTTCATAATCTGCTACTGCATTTTCATATTTTTTCTTTAATTTGTCATTTTGTTCTTTTAAACCTAACATTTCTTCATTATTTAAAATTGCTTGTCTATAACCTGATAATTCAAGTTTTAATTCTTGATTTTCTTTCAAAAGTTCATTAAATTTTTGTTGTTTTAAAGCATTATATTGTAGTTCTATTTGATTAAGTTCATTTTTAACAAGTTCATCTTGTACAAGTGTTGTACTGTCTTTATGTACATAATTTGCTTCCATTTACTCACCACTCTTCCAAATATTAATCAATTTTTTTCTTAATGTATATGTATCATCAGTTAAATTATTTTTAATTGTACTCATAAACTTTAATTTAGTTACATCATCTATTTCACGATTATAAATTTTTGTATCTCTAATTAAGCCATACATACATAATTCTAATAATCTAGTATTTTCTTTTCTAATTTCAGCAATGGTTAAATCTAATTCTTTAAATAACTCTTTACTCATTTACTCATCACTCTCTACTTTCTCTGCTAAATCTAATGGGAACAATAAAGAATTAAATACATCACTCATTAAGCTAAATGCTACATAACCTTTAGGAAATTCAAATATTCTTGTTTCTTTGCTGTAATAATCTGATAAATCAAAATCAAATTTCTTTATTGAACTCTTATTAAGTTCAGAAAAACTAACATCATCTTTTAATCTATATTTCATTACTATCACTTCCTTGTTCTAGTTCTTGCATTTTTCGTAATACTTCTCTCATTGTTTTTGACTTATCTTCCATCAATGTGTAAATTGGAGATATTGTTTCACTTACTCTATTACCCTCTTCAAATTCAACAATTTTAGTCCCGTTTCTATCATTTATATCATTTATCAAATATTCTTTTAACTTATTCCAATTATCTACTTGTTTTTCATATTTAAAAGCCCATTGTAAATCACAATCCAATTTTTCTTTTAATTGTTTATTTTCTTTTGCTTCTCTCTTGGATAATTCTTTCATAGCATTTAATTGTTTTTCGCTTATGTAACAAAAGTTTTCTTTACCATTTGTGGCATTTACTTCTAAATTTTGTATTATATCATTCATTCTGATACCTCTTTTAATATATCTAATAATGTATCTCTATCTATTACTTCTAAAAATTCATCACTTAATAAATCATTTAATTCATCAATAACTTCTTTTTGCTTTTTACACTGTTGTTCTAAATTTGCAATATAATCTAATAATAAATGAATTTGATGTATTGTTGGCATTTTTGGAACTTCTTTTCCATAAATACTTCTTTCATAATTATCTAATAAATTTTCTAATTCTTTATCCATATTCTTATTTCTCCTCTTCTAAATATAATTCTATTTTATGTTTTATAACTGGTTTATTTATAAACCAACTTAATTCATTTGTTTTTAAAGTTTTATCTTCGTTTATGTATCTTTTTGGTATAAATACAAGTTGTCTGCTGTTTCCAATTCTAAAATTTCCAGCATTACCTCTGTAATTTAAAAATCTAAAAGGAATGTTATTTACATAACTAATAGGATTTAATTCATCATTGTAAATATATTTTCCCATATTTCAATCGTTATCCTTTTCTAACATAGACCATATTCTCAAGTATTCAATTTCATTCATATCCAAAAGTGTTCCCCAATGGCTTATTTTATAATCATAAATTGTTTGAACAATATCTACTCCCAATAATCTTATATAATTATCAAAAAATTCTATTTTTTCTAAATTACTTCCACCAACCATACAACCATTTTTTTCTTTATATTCATAATAATATCTCATACTTATTCTCCTTCAAATTGTTTTCCATTTTATCAATACATTTTGAATATAATTATCTATTTTTTCTTCAATCGTATTTCCTTTAAACCAAAAATTTTGTTTCCAATTGTAAGTAGATGTACACTCTTGTTCTATTTTTCCACTTGGGTAAATATAAAAGTTAACACTTCTACACTCAATTCCATAATAAGTTGCGGTTCCGCCTAATGATATACAATAACAATTTTCATTATTCCAATTAATAATTCTTTCTTCAATAACAGAATTAATTGTTATATCTCGGCTATTTTCATAACCACCTTTGCCTCTATATTTCAAATATTTAGAACATATATTTTTAACCATTTCTATCTTATCTTTTGGTATTACTTTTTTTAATTCTTCACTATCAGCACTACAAATCACTTCACAATAAACATCAATTTTAAATTGCAAATTGCATTTATCGCATTTAACTTTTCTATAATTTGAATATCGTTTGCATATCTTAAAATTATATTCATTATATTCATTACAATAAGGGCATTCTATTCTAAAATTGCTCATAACTATTTCTCCTTTAAACTGTTGATTTTATCTATTAATTCATTAATTTTAATAGCAAATGCTTTATCCATATTTCTTGCGGTCCATTCTCCATTTGGAAAACCTAATGTTTTTTCTCTAACAGTTATTTTTTCTATCTTCTTTGGCTCTTCGATTATTTCTACTTCATCATTTAGAAAATTTTTACAATTTCCAAATTTATATTCAAATAAACCTGTACCATAATAAAGGTAATAATCTTCGCATCCTTCATTATATTTAAGTTTCATATTACCATATTTTATTTCTTTAGGTGCTTTACCATCTTTTACTAGCCCTAATAATTCATACATTGTTATTTTCATTCTTAACATCTCCTCTCTTAACTCATATCTTCATAATCGCAATGTGGCTCTTTTGGTTTGTTCAACTCTTCAATCATTTCTTCTTTATGTTCTATTTCATCAAGCAAATCTTCAATTATGTTTATCAAGTTATCAACTGTTATTTCTCTATTTTTTATTTCATAATCAGTTGTTGTTATATCACTTGATTTATTTATTATTTTTAATTCTTTATCTGTTAATTTATAATTTTTTTTCATTTCAACACTTGTTCCTTATTCTTCATCATCAAGTAACTTTAAATAAAATTCCAATATTTCTTTTAAATTTTCTTCTTTGTATTTTACTGAGCAACTCGCATGAAAAACCATTTTTCCATCTTTAAATATAGAAACGTGATTATTACTCGACTGTGACATTTTGTATCCTTTATATTCGATTGTAAACATAGTTATTTATCCTTTTCTAACTCGGCATAAACTTTTTTTATTAGTTTATCTTTTGCAGCATGACTTTTCATGTGCATAACTTGTCCTTTTGGTAGTTTTCCCATAGGAACTTTTACTCTTAAATAGGCATCTGATAAACTCTCTTCTAATTTCTTTTCTAGTTCTTTAACTTTTTTATTTAATTCTTCCAACTCTAAAGTTTTACTTGATAGTTCTTCGTGCAAATTTTCTTTTTCTTCAACCAAATCAGTATATTGTTCTTTCCCTTTTTCAAGTCTTTCTTGTAATTTGTTATTTTCCTTAGTTAATCCACCAACTCTACCATTTAACTCATTAATTACATTGTTATTGGCATCGTAATTAGCTTTTAATAAACCATATTTACTTTGTAAGCTCACTATTTCCCCACATAATGTTTGTATTCTGCTTATAAATTCGTTGTATTTTGCATTAGTAAGTATCTTCATAGTTCCTCCTTTGTTATAACTTTTTTACTAATCTTATTAAGTCCTTATATGCACTACTTTTTTTGATATATACATCGACTTGTTTCTTCTTTTCATAAAAATCATTTTTTATTAATAATTCAGTTAACTTATTTACTATAAAATCTCTTGTAGCATCATCTATTCTCATTGGACCACTCTCTATTTAGTTGATTTTCTAGTATCTTAATTCTTATTTTTAAAACATTAACATTTTCTTGTGCTGTTTTCCACATTATTTCGGCACTATCTCTTTTGAATCTTTTTTCAGCAACTTCTTTTACACCATAAACTACTTTGTCTATTAATGTGACTGCCATACCTCCATCTCTTAATTTCAAACACTCTTGATTAAGTGCTATTTTATAATTCATTTCGGCTTCTGCATATTCTCTTCCGTACTTTGCAAGCAAGTTAATACTGTTAGATAATAGTCTATTCAAATCCTGTATATCATTTACTAAATCCATAATTTTCCTTTACCATCCAAGGTCTTCATCAGTTAACTCAATTTCATTTCCGAAATCCATATACACTTGATCCGAATTAGGTTCTTCTGTTTCTACTGATTGACTATTTTCTTGTTTTTTACTTGATAAGTATTCAATGTTCTCTACTGAAACATAAGTCTTGTATCTTTTATTTCCTTTTTCATCATCATAACTATCAGTTCTTATGTTTCCAGATACTAATATCAAATTTCCTTTATCTTGATACTTACATAAGTTTTCTGCGGTTTTATTCCATACCTGACACTCAATAAAATCAGTTTCTCTTTTTCCATTACTTGTATATGGTCTATTTACTGCTATTGTAAAATTACATACAGACTTTAAACTTTTTGTACTTCTTAATTCAGGTTTACTTGTTAATCTTCCACTCAAAATAATTGTATTCATCTATTTATCACTCCTCTCATAAGTAATTGTCCACTAATTTACTTTTCACATATTCCCCTATTTTCCTATATCGTTATCTTCCAAGCATTGATAACATACGTAACCAACATCACCATTTATCATACCTGTTGTATCAATTAATTCCTCCTCTGATTCTCCACAAATATCACATCTTTGCATAACTAATCCTCTATTCTTTCGTATTTCATTTTATTTAAATCTAAAAATTCTTTTAATTTTCTTCGCTGACTTAATGTTCCAGTAATTGCTATTTTTTCTGTTTTAATTGGATCAAACTCCTCCACCTCAACTGGTTTACTCACCATTTCTTCTACTTTTTCTTTAACGATTTCTTCTTTTACTACTTCAATTTGTTTTGTCTTCTCTGCAAGTTCATTTAATCTATTATTTTCTTGAATAACACTTCCTAAATCAAATGTTCTTAAATATTGATTTGTTAGAGATACTTCATAACTACTTTTTAATGTCTTTATAGTTTCTAAATCGTTTCTTATCTTGTTTAATTTATTTTCTAGTTCACTTGATAATTTAAATTCGCCTTTGTCATTAAAACTGCCTTTATTTAGCCATTTTTCATCAAATATCATATCTAGTGTTACTAATTCTTTTAATTCACCTACAATTGAATTAAATAGGTTTTCTATATAATTTCTTCTTTCTTGCTTTGCTTTTAAATCAACTTCTTTTACTATTAAATCTATTTTTGAACTTGCCTCTTTTATCATGTCAGTTGTTTCTTTTACGGTTGCTTTAAATTCATCAAATGGTTTTAAAAATTCTTTTTCCAACTCTATTCTCTTATCATTTAATTTCTTTGCAGTGTTATTTAACATTGCTTTATCTGATTTTGCATTTTCTATATTATTTTCACTATAGTTTTCAGCACTGTATTTTGGTAGAATTTCCTTTATTTTATCTCTTATTGCCTTTGCATTAGTTGTTAAACTTCCTAGATTTTTTTCAGTTATTATTAATTCAAATTCATTGTTTTGTACTTCGTTCATTAAAATACTTCCTCCATCTCTTTTTCTTTTTTCTTTCTAGCAATTCTTATTTGCTTTTCAATTGTAAATGCTTCACTCCATGTTAAATCGTTTAGATTAGTTTTTTTAAATTGATCTAATAATTTTGGATTCTTTTCAACTATTGTTTTAATTTCAAATATTTGATTTTGATTTATCATTTCGTTTTGTGAATCCATGTACTGCATCATGTCTAATTCACCATCACTAAACATACTGCCATTTTTTATTGTTTTCGATGAAGTGTTAACCTCAGTTTTATTTTTTTCATTTGATTTTTGAGGTTTATCTTCTTGCACTACTCTTTCGGCAAATTCCTCCGCTTCACTATCAGAGTAGACATCTGCATATGCTAACTTGCTATTTTTAAGTACTACTCTATCAAATAATCTTTTATAAGCCATCGCGTACGGATATCTTCCTTGCGATTGCCTATAATTACTAGAACTTATTTCTCCAACTTCATAAATTCCTTGCTCATCATTGCAATAAGTAAATACAAGACTATTCTCATATCCTTCTTTATTTTCTTTTACACAACTAGGTTTGAATTTTAATTTATCATCTAACGAATCATTTATTTTTAAACAACCATTATGTGAAATAATCAACCCGTTGTATGCGATTTTATCTTTCTTTGATGTTTTACCTTTTAAAATCCAAAAATCAGTTTCATCTAACCCTTTGTATTTTTCACTATCTAACATTTCAACTACTTTTTTCTTTGATTGTTGATACTTTGAACTTTGCCAAACTGGAAGCATATCTTTTACTTCGCTATCGTATTCTTCTTCTTGTTCATTAAATGTATATTTTTTTGCCATATTGTATTCCTTTCTAATTTTTCTCTTTATTTTTTTAAGGCACTTTTGTGCCATTTTGGTATATTCATACTATTTCTATCAAAACATTGTTCTTGTGAGATTTTTGTATCTAATTAGATAGAATTATGTTGATTGTTTAACTCTTAATTTGAAAACTCCTACATTTCTATTCGTATAAATACATTTTTTCTTACCAATACACTCAACTGATCCACTTATCAACATTTCAGTTATTCTTGGGTTTGAGAAGTTTCTTTCATCGGTTGGTGTATAACCCCTCCTTTTCATTTCAACACTTATTTCTTTTGCAGTTAATCCATCAGGATTGTCTTTTAATATTTCCGTTATTTGTTTATATCTCTTTTGCCTATCTACTTGTAATTCGGATTCTTTTCTTGTTTCGAATAAAGGATTTGTTCCAGGCACTCTTTCTTCTATCATTGCTTTTCCTCTTTCAAAATCTTTCTTAGATTTTTTATCGTTACTCTCATGTTCTTATTTTCAGTTCTAAGCTTTTCTATTTCATACGGTTCATTTACCTTATCCATTAAAATTTTGAAACTTTGTTCTTTTAATGTTTTCTTTAATGCTTCATTTTCTAATCGCAATGTTCTATTTTCCATTGCTAGTTTCACACTACTTAATAATTTCATTGTTCCTCCTAAAATTCACTCAGTAAGTTTTCTAGTTCTTTTACTTCCTCCTGAGACATTTCTTTCTTCTTAACTTCCAATATCTACTTAATTTTTCTTCTTCCATTACTTTTAACCTATAAGTGGAGTTTCCTTTTTTTCAATTAAATTAGATTTTTTATAGCTAAGAACTTCTTTTATTATTTCTTTTGGATATTCTTTTTGTATCGAATACCAATCAACCATACTTTTTAAGTATCCAAGTCTATTTTCAGGGATTGACTTGTTGTTTTCTAATATTGATAGAAAAAACTCTTTTCGTTGTTTTCTACATTCTTCATATAATTCACTCAACACCGGAAAATATTTATTACTTTTTCCTATTTCTTGAATTGACATATAAAATGTTTCAACCTCAATATCCTTAAAAATTTCATACCAACTTGTTAATTCTTCATCACTTAAATCTTTTAAAAAGTAATTAGCTAACTTTTTCATTCCTTTCAAAAATTCTAATTTTGTCAAAATAATCCACTACCCTTTCTTTCTATTTCAATAGCTCTATCTATGTCACTCATAGAAATATCTTTTAGTGTTTTCTTCTTAGCTGTAATTTTTTGATTTAGGTAGCCCTCGAATTTATTACTAAACAATGTTTCAGGTCTTAAAAACTTTTCAAAATCAGTTCCTAACCATTCTTCACATTTTTTATCAATAACAATTTTAAAATCATCTAAAGTAAATCCGTCTTTAATTCTAGCTTTTATAAGAGTTTGTGTTTTATCAGTAGAATACTTATAATGTGAATTACTTTTAATATTTAGATATTCAACAATTCCTTTTATTTCTTCTAAAGATATTTTTTTAACATTAACATCTACATTATCATTAACATTAACATCTTGATGTGTTTTATTTTCGTTCTCTTTTTGATTTTCATTTGATTTTGTTTTGATTTCTTTTTGATTTTCTTTTGTTTCTATTTCGTTTTCTTCTTGATTTTCATTTGATTTTGTAATTGAACCACACTTACTTCTTTTTTTGCTTTTTTCTAAAGGTCTGCGTAAGTTATTAAATATCTTTGTTTGCTTATCATTTAAAGTTGGCTCAACATCTTCAAACATAAACTTTGTTATTGCTAGTAATAACTCTTGTTGTTCTCTTTCGGTTAGTAAGGTAATCAGTTCGTAGTATTCTTTATATATAGTGAATCCGTTCATCTTTTACCTCCAATCCTTTTGCTTTTTTAACCATTAAATGCTATAATCTAATAGTAAAATGTTTTGTTTTACATTTGATTTATGAGTTCTCGACCAATTCATAAATCTTTTTTTATTTATTAATTTCTTCAACAAAATAATCAACAATCTCTCCTCCTACAGCAAAAGCTATTAAAAATGTTAAAAATCCAAACCAAGTCCACCCTATATACTTTCCTGTAATCCAAGAATAGATTGTTAGCATAAATAAATCGTGAGCTACTATATATGCACATAATAGTAAAACTCCTAGTAATGCTATATTTTTCCATTTAATTTTTTTCATAAAACTCACCTTCTTACCAACCAAACTTCTTTTTTATTAATTTTGTTAATGCTAATTTTGGTCTTGTAGTTGGTACACAATAACCTTTTTCTTCCATTTCTTTTCTAATTTCATTTATGTATTTAATCGCATTGTCATAAGTAAGATTTGGAATTATGTTCATTAAGTCTAATGCACTCATATATTCTTTGTCTTTTGTTGATCTTTCCTTTTCCATTTTGTTCCTCCTTTATTTCATTTCAACACTTTGTTCCTTTTGTTTTTTAGATGTTGCAGCATCTTTTTAAATTATTTGATTTTTCAAAAATTACTTTCTTTTTTATTTTTTGTAACTATTTTCAGTTACAGCTTCTTCAAAAAAAATTTCTTCATATTTAGAATTTAATATTTCTAATATTTTTTTTACTTCTACTAAATTAAAATCTAATTTTCCATTTTCTTTAAGATTATAATTATTTTTGGAAATACCTATCATTCCTGCTATTTTTTCTTGAGTAATTCCTTTTTCTTTTCTTTTGCCTATTAACTTAGGATACAATTTTTTCACCACCTATCTTGTAACTATTTTTCGTTACATTTAAAATATATCACACTTATTTTTCTTTGTCAACGCAAAAAGTTACATTTTTGTTGATTTTTTCACTTTTTTGAGTTATAATGGTAACTGAAAGGAGAATTTAATATGAATTTTGATAATGATGAAAACTTAGATTTTCAACTTAACAAAATAGCTTCTTTAGTAATAAAAGAATTAAGAATTAAAAAGGGATATAGTTTAGAAGAATTATCAAATAAATTAAATAATATTGTAACAAGACAATCTCTTTTTAGATATGAAAGTAATGAAGCAAGAATGAAAAACAACATATTCAAAAAAATATGTTTAGCATTAGGTGAAAATCCAATTGATGTTTGGAACGAAATAAATACTAGGTTATTACAAGATATTTCTTTCGACAATGGCACTTTAATAGATGTTGATTATGATACTATACAAATACCTGTTCTTGGAACGATAAAAGCAGGTATTGCTATCGAAGCACAACAAGATATATTAGAATATGTAGATATACCGAAAGATTGGATTAAAGGTGGAAAATCGTATTATGGTTTAAAAATAAGTGGTGATAGTATGTTTCCAAAATATAATGAAAATGATATAGTAATATTTGAACATACAGAAGATTATATACTGGCAAATAATAAAGATTGTGCTGTAATGGTTAATGGATTTGATGCAACATTTAAAAATGTAACTATTACAGAAAGTGGGATAACACTTGTGCCATTTAATTTAAATAATAGTGATGGATATAAACCTACATTTTACAATAAAGAACAAATAGCAGATCTACCAGTTAGAATTGTAGGTATTGCCAGAGAAAAAAGAACTAGACTATGAAGCAAACAATATATAGAATTAAACAAATATTAAAGAAAGGAGATGCTGATTATGCAAATTATAATTTGGTTTTTAAGCTTAGTTATATTTAGTTGGTGTTATTCAACCTGGATTTTATGTTTTTTAAATATAAAATCAGTACCGAAATTCAAATTAAGTTTAATATTATATTCGATAATTTTAGTGATTTTATATCTTATTAGTTATTTTTTCATTAGTAAATATTTTAATGACATCGTTGGATGCAGCATAATAGCTTTAGTATTGAGCTTATTTACAACAAAAAACGGAATAAATGGGAAAGAAGGTTAAAATAATGAGTAACAGAAATCGAAACTTTACTTTTTTTGAAGGACTTGTTATTCTTGTAGTTATGTTGAATAATTTTTTTATTCCCATTTCAACTGCAGGACACAGTATTTGGCATTTTCTTTATTGGTTAGTATCATTTAGTGCTTTTGCCATGTTTACTTTATTTTATGAAGAAAAACTAAATGAAAAAGATAATGAAATAAATTACTTAAAAAAAATTATAAATGAATCAAAAAAATAAAAAAAATTTAAATAAAAAAAAAGGACTTGCTCCTTCTGCAAAAGGAACAAGTGTTGAAATGAAAAACTATTGTCGAGAAACAATTAAATATGAAATATATTCATATCAGTTTTTCTATTATATTATAGCAAATATTTTCAAAGGAGGCAAGATATTTATGCTAATTTTCAAAGGAAAACCAACAAAGGATGGAAGATGTTACTATTTTAGAAAATCAAAAGAAAACAAACAATACACATCAAGAAAATATAAAACTCGTGAAGAGTGTCAAAAAGCATTATCTATGTTTGTTTTAAAAAACGATAATCCAATAAATAAAAAATTTGATTTAGTCGCAAATGATTATTTTAAAAACTTAAAAAGAAAACCATCAACTATTAATTCATATATAAAAGCATACAACACACATATATTGCCCTATTTTGGAAACTCCTATATAAATCGTATAAATACTCAAGATATAGGCAAATGGCAGGAGTATATGCGAAATAAAGTAAAATTATCAAGTAATAAAAAAGTGTGTAAAGACAATTCTAAGTTGTCTGTTGACTATTTAAATAAATGTAATCAAATTATTAAGAATATTTTTGATTATGGAATAAGAAACTATTCTTTGCAAATAAATCCAGTTGCTATGTATGGTCATTTTGAAAAAGAAATTGGTCAAGTAGAGAAAAAAACAAAAAATTATATTACATTTGAAGAATTTAAAAAATTTATATCAGTAATTGATGATCCACTATGGTATGCATATTTTAACTTTCTATTTTATGCAGATACAAGAAAAGGTGAAGCAATGGCACTACATTGGAGTGATGTGGATTTTAATAATAAAAAAATAACCATTAAAGCCACACTACAAGTAGATATTGCTGGTTCCATTTTTGAAACAACTACTAAAACAAATAAAAGTAGAGTTATAATAATGAACGATACACTACACAATATACTTTTAGATTATAAAAAAGAACAAATGAAATACAAAGATTACAAAGAGTCATGGTATGTTTTTGGAGGTCCTATTCCAATATCTAAAACAACAGCAGATAGAAAAAGAATTAATTATTTCAATTTGGCTGGTGTTGTTCCTATTACTAATCATCAATTTAGGCACTCATTGACAACGATACTTATTCAAGAATATATAAAAAACCAACAAAATAATAATGTAAAAATAGACAAATATGCTTTCTTATCTGCACTAGCCAATAGAAATGGACATACTGTAGAAACTATGATGAAATATTATGCAAATTTGTTTCCTGATACAGAACAAGGTCAAGTTATAGACCTATTAAATAATTTAAAATAGATATAAACTAGATGTCGAACTAGATGTGAAAAATAAAAACCCTTATAAAATAAGGGTTAATTGGCTAATGGTCGGGAAAACAGGATTTGAACCTGCAACCTCATGGTCCCAAACCACGCGCACTACCAAGTTGTGCTATTTCCCGATATTGGCGCGCCCAATAGGAGTTGAACCCATAACCTTTTGATCCGTAGTCA